GGTCAGCACAAAGCTGGCGCGCGTGATTGCCTGGACCGCGTTGCCCGCAAGCTCGAAGACCGAACCGCCGGCCGACTTGCTGAACAGACGCATGTCGGTCGTGTTGAGCGCCAGCTCGCCCGCCGAGAGGCTGCCGGCAGAAGGCTCGGCGCCGCCCGTGGAGCTGCGCTTCAGCAGGAGGGTGTTGGCCACGGGACTACCTCAGAAAGAGCCGCCGTCGAACGTGATGTTGTCGATGCTGCCGCCGGTGATCGCGACGGAGCTGGCTGCCTGCGTGGCGATGGTGCCGAGACCGAGCGTCGTCCGGCCGGCGGCGGCGCTGGTGGCAGTAAGAAGGGCGCGCCCCGTAGTCCCCGTCACGATCTCGGTATATGCGCCGGTTGACGTGTTGCTACACGTCCAGGCTCCGATAACGATTTCCCCAGGAGACCGGGTGGCGTCCGAAAGACCATATCCCAACTCAAGGTTCAGCAGAACCTCGCTGTATGCCTGGACATTGACACCAATCTGGAGCCCGAGATTGATCCTCGCCTGCGACGCGCTGTTGGCGCCGGTGCCGCCGTGCGCAACCGGAATAGAGTTTCCGTTCCAGGCGCCGCTCGTAATAGTGCCAAGCGTCGTGATGCTGGACTGGCCGGCATAGGTCGCGCTGATCTGGATGGTGTCGGCGTTGACCGTGATGCCGGTGCCGGCGCCGATATCGAGTGTGTTGCCGGTCTTGGTGAGACCCGCACCAGCCGTGATCTGGCCAGCGCCGGAGAACTGCGTGAAGGCCAAGTTGTCGGTGCCGACCGTGGAAGCGCCGCCGCTGGTGTTTGAGGTGCAGACCCAGCCGCTATCGGCATTGGTCGTGCCTTCCTCGACGAAGACGAAGGAGCCACCGGCTTCGGTGCCTGCCGCCATGTCGGCGGCGCGCGTCCAGGCGCCCGAGGCCGCGATGTAGATGCCATTCTGCGAAGCCGTGCTCTGGTTCTTGACCAGCACGCGGTCATTGGCGGCAACCGTCACGCCGTCAACAGTCAAGAGCGTCGAGAGGGACGCGATGTTGGCGGTGGTCGCGACGCGCACCGACTCCTTGGTGCTGAGCCCCTGGACGGCAGTGTCCACGTAGCCCTTAGTCGCGGCGTCGGTCGCGGCCGTGGGTGTCGCGAGGTTGGTGATCTTCTGGCTGTTGAAGGAGACCGCCCCTGTGGGCACGCTCAGATCGGAGATCGAGGCGGTCGCGCCAACCGTTGCGCGCCCGTAGGTGTCAACCGTGATCTTGGTCCAGGTGCCGGCGGTGACGCCCGACGCCGCGAGGTCGATGGTCGGGTTGCCCGACACGCCATCGCCGTTGCTGAGGCTGATGCGGCCAGACGTGCCGGTGAGGGTCCGCGCCGCGGCGGTGCCGGCGCCGGTGCGGGCGAGCAACCCGGCGGTGCTGATCCCGGCCAGCGCGGTCAGGTCGCTATCGAGCGGCTGCGCGAAGCCGCGCACCCAGGAGGTGTTCGCCGCTTTGAAGCTGTTGTCGGCAGCAAGCGGGGTAGGTACGTTAACGGCGCCCGTCGCCGACGTCATCTCAAAGTTTACGCCGTTGAAATAGACGGTCGTGCCCGCATCGAACGTCCAGCTATCACCCCAGAAGGTCTTGTCGCCCCCGAAGTTCTGGTTCGAGGTACGGTCGACGAACATCCCCTTGCCGCCGATGGCCTCGACGGTCGTCGCCGTTCCACCGGCTCCCCCCGTTCCCTTGCCGTAGTAGAGGGTGTCCTCCACCTCGTTGAAGGCCAGCTCCGCGTTCGCGAGGGAGGTTGGGGCGCCAGCAAGGCCCGTCGTGCGGCGCTTGATGCGGAAGGTGTTCGCCATCAGAAGTTGCCCCCGTCGAAGATCGTGTTGTTGATTGCCCCCGACCAGGTGCCAGTGGAGACCGTGCCGAGCGTGGTGATCGAGGTCTGACCGGGGTAGTTCGGGTCAATGCGAACGAGAGGCGTTCCGTTTGTGCCGCCGGTGGGATTGACGTCGATGCCGAACCCTTCGGTGATGGGCGTGCCGATGCGCGCCGCGGGGTCGGTGATGTAGATGTCCTTGGTGCCGGGCGAGAAGTTCACTGCGGCGCCGCCGTTGCTCGACGAGAACACTTCGACGACGCTGAGCGTGCCGGCGGCGAGCAGCGAGAACTTCGCCACCAGCCACTCGTTCCGGGAACGATGCACGACGCTGGCGAAGCAGGTGTCACCCGTCTCCATCACGTCAGCAAAACGCTGACATGCCTGCGCCGGCCCCCTCGGCGCGAAGGGGCCGGTGCCGGAAGTGGTTGTGGTCTCGCGAACGCGGTCCGCGAAGATGTGCGCCACGCCGCTACCCCCTGGTGACGAAGCTCGGGGTGCCGGAAACGATTTCCGGGTTCGCCTTCACGACCGCGAAGACATCGTTGAACCAGGGCACGAAGCGGTCGATGTGCTTGCCCGTCCCGATGGGGTAGCAGCGCAGGCGCCAGCGGTTGCCCGGCGTGTCGTCCTTGTAGAGCCCGCCGGCGTTGTAGGCGGCGGCGACGAGCGGGGGATCGAAGCCGGTGTGGGGGAACTGCGAGGCGATGTAGGAGGTGCCGGCGCGGATCGAGACGCGCGGCGCCTTCAGGTCGAGGTGGCTGATCTTCTGGTCCCCCAACGCCAGGCGCGCCGTCGAGATCAGCGTGTGCATGAGCCCGACCGACGCGCGGTGCGGGGTCTCGTGGTAGCTGAGGAAGCCCGGCTCGCGCCGCTCGCTGGTCTCGGCCGAGATGCGCCCACGCTGCACATCCACGCCGGCCTCCGTGGCGATGGTGGCCACCACCAGCTCGAAGGGCACGCCGAACTCCTGGCAGGCGGCGCGGATGTCCGCCCCCCACCAGTCGATGATCTTGCGCACCGTCGCCGGCTCGCCGGGCGTGCGGATGGGCGGCGCGCGGTTGATGCTGAGCCCGTTGGGCGTCAGCGCCCACCAGGTCGGCGCGCCGAAGTGGCTGTGCTCGGTGAAGAGCAGGGTGCCGAACGAGAAGCCCGGCTTGGCGGCCTTGGGCTTGGCGCCCTCAACCTTCGCGACGCTCTTCGACCTGGAGCCGAAGAGCGCGAACACCCATTCGAGGAAGGTCATGTTCAGCCCTGCCTCGCGCCGCGCACGTTCAGCATGGAGACGATGGGCTCCAGGAGCTTGCGCGCCCCCAGCTCGCCGGTGATGCGCGAGACGGCCTGGTCCAGCCCGGCGTCGAGCTTGGCGGCGACGCCCGCGTACTCGCCCAGGAACCGCTCGGCCTCCTTCCGCACCTCGGCCTCCACGACCGTCCCGAAGTCGGCGTGCGGGTTCTTCGCGTAGGCGTCGGCGATGGCCAGCGCCACGCGGCCCGCGGCGGCTGCGGCGCCCGCCTGCCACTGGGAGAGGCGCTGGGTCTTGAGCCAGGCGTTGAACGCCTGCACGGCGAAGGGCACGACGACGGTCGAGACCAAGCCGACGATGATCGCGTTCCAGTCCATGTTCCTACTCCGGAAGGGTGTTACGTTGCTCGATGAGCCTGGCGACGGCCACGGAGGCATCGAGCGCGAAGCTCATGGCGCTGAGGGCGGTGTTGCGGATGGTCAGGTCGAAGGCGTGGTCGTCGAGACCGCCCTCGCTGGCGTGCAGGTTCGGGCGCTCCTTGCCCGGCCGCACGACCCTCACCAGAAGCCCGCCGTGCTCGCGCACCCAGCGGGCCTCGTTGGGGAAGCGCATGTCGTCGAAGACGACGTTGAGGCCGCGCTCGCGCGCGTGCGCCAGCTTGACCTCGGCGCAATGCAGCCAGAAGTCGGGGTGCATCTGCTCGCGGCCCCATTCGGTGCCGAGCGTCTGCATGGTGTGGCGCGGGCTGCGGCCCTTCAGGATGTCGCAGGGCTCCCGCTTCAGGTCGCCCTCGATCATCCGCCACCGCTTGTCGTCATCGACCTCCAGCTCGTGCAGGAGGGCCATTAGCATCGCCTTCAGCGGGCCGGAGAAGCGCACGACCTGGAAGCCGTGCCCGGCCAGCGCGTGCGCGAGCGTGGACTTCCCCATCTCGGGCGCCGGCGAGTAGAGGCCGATCAGGACGCTCACTGGCGCACCTGCTGGATGATGCGGCTGAGCTGGGAAATCTCGGTCGCGAGGCGCACGATCTGCTCGCGGAGGAGCACGGTGTCGCGGTCGTCGCGCTCGCGAGCGGCTTCGAGCGCCTGGATGCGACGACGCATGTCGTCGTAGCGCGTGTTCATGTCGCGCTGGTCGCTCTCACGGCGCACCGTGCTGTCGGTGCGCAGGAGCGCGACCTCGGCCTTGATGTCCTGGATTTCCCTGCGGAACTCCATGAACTGCTGGCCAGCCCACATCAGGATCGCGACGACGAGCGGCGCGGCGATCTTGTTGACGATCTGGAGGAACTTGCTGTTCAGCAAGTCGTCCAGCTTGCCCTTGCTGCTTGAGCCACTCATTGCCCACCCCTCCTGACGTTGTTCGAGCGGGCAGACGCGCCTCCTTCAGGCGCTAGGGATCGGCCCTGCGGGTCACTGTTCGGGCTCACCTGGTCGGCCTGGCCGACTTCCTGGGTGCCCACGAAGAAGCGCGTGCCCATCAGCTCCGGCACGCCCTCCGGCGGGATGCGGCCGAACAGCTCGATGTGCGCCTCCTCGTCGGTGATGAGCCCGTAGCTGAGCGCCTGGAGCAGGCGGCTCTGGCGCATGACGAGCTGTGGCTCCAGCTCGGTGAGCGGGCGAAGCTCGGCCTTGCGGAAGCGCAGCTCGCAGAAAACCGGGTGCCCGGCGAGTTGGAGCGCCACGGTGAAGGCGCGGCTGAGGATGTGCGCGACAGGCGCGTTCAGCGCGTCGGCGTTGAGCGCGAAGATGCGGCTCTCCACGCTCGCCGTGTTCACGCCGCTCTCGCCGCGGCCGAGGATCGTGCTGACGCTCTTCAGCCCGGCCTGGTTCTGCGCGTTGAGCACGCCGATGATGCTCTCGACGTTGAGCCCCGCAGCGGGGTTCCTCTCGTTCAGGATCGAGACTTCGACGCTATCGGTGTGGACGAAGCTCTCTTCGGGACGGATCGCGGAGAAGCTCGCGCGCACCTCCGCGATGCGGGCGTTCACCCATTCGGTCAGCTCGCGCGCGGTGTTGCGCACGGTCGGCGGCGCGTTCTTGGTGAGGACTTCCTCCAGCACCTTCACGTCGAGCCGCGGGTATCCCGTCGCGGCCATGATCCGGTAGAGGTCGTTGATCACGCGCTGGCGCGAGGTGATCGTGTTGATCGCCGAGATGAAGGGCGGGACCGGATAGGCGCTGACCGGGCTGCCGCGGAAGTCGGTGTAGAAGAAGGTCGGGATGTCGAGCGAGGTCTCGCCGGTCTGCCCGGAGATGACCTGCACGGGCTTCCGCTCGCCGGGCTTGCGCTCGTACCAGCGGATCGAGACGGGATCGACGAGCCTGAACTCGGTGGGCACCAGGCCCTTGTCCATCACCAGCTCGGCGCCGCAGGCGCCGCGCAGCAGGAGCATGTGCCGGATGCCCTCGCAGATGCGCGGCAGGCCGGGGCGGTTCTGGTAGCCGAGCGTCATGTCGGCCTGGTGGGCGAAGAGCTGGAGCAGCGCGCCGAAGGTCTTGTACGCCTCCCGGTCGAACTGCCCGTCCACGCCCTTGATGAAGACCATGGGTTCGGTGTCGGCGAGCGTCAGGTAGGCGTTGACGGCCGCGCTGACGTCGGGGTCGTTCCGGAAGAGGTTCTGGAGGACCGTGCGCGCGTCGACGGCGTTGAGACGGTCCTCGAAGACGTCGAGCAGGTGATCCCGGTAGTCGGGCACCGGCAGGATGGTGGCCGACTGGCTGGGCCGCTGCGTGGGCGTGACAGCGGTCCCGCCGGCCGCCGCGCGTCGGCGGCCGGGTGCGAAGCGGAACAGCGAGGACAGATCGAGCGCCACGGAAGCACACCCATCACGCTGCGCGCCGGGCGTCTACGATGAGTTATTAGTAACGGCTAATAACGCGCTGCGGCCCCTGTCCACCGATCAAGGGCTGCTTCAGACTGACGCCGAAGCCGCCCAGAAAGACCATCGAGCGGTTGTCCATGCCGCTGATCTGGGACCACAGGCCCTTCAGGCGGATACTGGCCAGCATGAACGCTGCGGCGTGGAAATAGTGGTCGTTGCCGTTCAGCTTGATCCAGGTCGCCGGCTCTTCGGGGTTCTCCTGGCGGATCATGTCGCGGAAGTGCTCGACGAGCACGCCGGACTGGTTCCCGTAGCCGAGCATGGGCAGGCGCTTCAGGCGGATCAGGCGCGCCACCTCGTCGAGCAGCCGGGTCCGGTTGCCCTGCCAGTGGCGGACGGTGCCGTCCGCCTGCTTGACGGGGTTCAGGTCCTTGTCGCCGCGGTACTCGACGGGGACCACGATCCCCTGGGTCTCGTCGAACAGCTCGTCGGCGGTCGGCGTGTAGGGGTGCCGGTCGCAGCAGCCGCCGACGAGCAGGTAGCGTTCCTTCACCTCGCGGACGAAGGAAACGATTTCCGAGACCCGCACGGCGCTGAACTCGATGGCGGCGGCGCCCTCGCTGGTCTCGCGCCCGAGGATCACATGGCAGACCTGGCCCATGTCGATCCCGAGGTGGACGGGCGTGCCGGGGGCGAGGTCGGGGACGCCGGGCGAGACGAAGTTGGCGCGGATCGTGGCCTCGTCGAGCCGCGAACGGCTGTCGATGTAGGGCTCGCCGAGCACCGTGTTCCACCAGCCGCGCACGAAGTCGCGCCGGCGGTACTGGACGAGCTGGGCGAGGATGTAGGGGACGGTGATGCGGCCTGCGCTGAAGGGCCTGACGCGGTAGCCGCGGCCCTGCGTGCGCGAGGGGAAGGCCGCGATCCATTCGCGCGTGCTCTCGTCGTCAAGGTCGAGCGGCGCGCGGCACCGCTCGCACACGACGTAGGGGTGCGCCGGCTCCAGGTTGAGCGACAGGATGCTGGCGTCGTCGAGGTCGGCGAGCGGTCCTTCGGCTGCGAGCCCAGGGATGTCCACCCAGCGCCGGTCGAAAAGTGGCACCTGCCAGTGGTTGCAGGCCCGGCACTTGATGCCGAACTCGCGCTGGTCGCTCGCGCTGTAGGTCGCGTCGATGCCGAAGCCCGTCCAGGTCGGCGTCGAGAACCGCTGGCGCACGGCCATGTCGCTGTTCTGCACACGGCTGGCGAAGAGCGCGAGCACCTTCTGGTCGCTGAGGTCCACCTCGTCGGTGAACACGAAGTCGGCCGAGGTGCTGGTGGCGCTGGCCTCCGTCGCGTTGACGACGTGGAGGAAGCTCGATCCGATCTGCACCAGGCTCATCGAGCGCGTCTCGCCCTCGCGCCCGCGGAACACGCGGTCGCTCTCCAGCAAGGGCTGGAGACGCGACTGGCTGAAGCGGCGGTACATCGCCTCGTTGGGCAGCGAGAAGATGCCGACGCGGCCGGGGTTGCGGACGCAGATGGCCAGCGCCTTGCGCTGCATGATCTCGGACAGCCCGACCTGGCTGATCTTCATCACGTCGAGGTCGGGGTGCATGTCGTCGGCAATCGCGCGCTGGAAGGCGTAGCCGCGGAAGCCGAACGGGCGCGAGCGGTGGGTCGTGTTCGCCTCCAGCCAGGAGGCGATCCCCATGTTCTTCCCTTCGACCGCGTAGCGATCTTCGAGAACGCCAAGCAAATCAGAGAGATAGGGGTTAGCCATCACTAAAGATCATGCGTCTGACTATCTCCGGCGCTTGCTCTATATTGAGCACTTAGCGCATCTGCCAGACTTCGTGCCACGGAGACTTAAAGTGGACCGCTACTATCCTGACATCGAGGCGCTCGGGCCGAACTTCCTGCTGCCGCTCCAGGTCGTGTGCGAGCAGATGGCGAACGACCCACTGTGGCTGGAGCGACGGGACTGCCCCTATGGCGACGAGACCAAGGCCAAGCTGCGGGCGTGCCTGAGCACGCCGAAGGGACCGAGGGAGCCCTTGGCGGTAGTGGCCCCTCTGCCCGAGGGCACCGATAAATGGGACGTGCTGACCCGAGAGGCAGAAGACCTCTACCGCGAGATGTCCCAGCTCAAGATGCAGCTCGTCGGCGCGGAGACCAGGGACCAGCTCAGTTTCTACAGGACCGCGACGGTCCTCTTGGAGAAGCTGGTCGCGCTGGGTGAGCGCAGCGCAAACCTGCGCCAGATCAGCGACTTCCAGACAAAAGTTCTGCGCGTATTCGATGCCGTTATGACGCCAGAGCAGCGCACGCGCGCGACAGAACTGCTGAAGGGCGACGCAGCATGAGTTTGGACGAGAAGCTGGCCGCTCGGTTCTGGTCCAAGGTCCAGAAGAGTTCGGATGACGAGTGCTGGCCGTGGAAGGCTGGTCTTGATGCTTGTGGATACGGCCGTATTCAAATCCGCGGCGCCTCGACTCTGGCTCACAGGGTTTCATTCATCTCCACAAAGGGGCCAATACCCCCTGGAGCGGTTATTCTTCATTCCTGTGACAACCCCAAGTGCTGCAACCCCTCTCATTTGAGTGCGGGGACGCAAAAGCAAAACGTGCAGGAGGCATATGACCGGGGGCGTCAGCCGAAGAAGAAGAAGGGGACTGAGGAAGCTATTTCCATGGCACGGAGGCTCCGAAAAGAGGGCAAGACTTACGCAGCCATCGCAAAAACGCTGAACGTCACAAAAGCATCTATCCAAAACTGGATTGGCCACGAAAACATTCAAAAGAGCTGGAGCCCCAACCTCGATACAATCGCTCGAATGGTCGAGATGAGGAAAATGGGCGCCTCAATCCGGAAGATTGCTCTTCTGTGTGATTATTCCGAAATCACCGTCAGCAAGTATTTGCGCAGGGCCAACGGACAATGAGCGGCGCCAAGGGCATCTTCGAGACCTGGGCGCCCGTCTACTGGGCCGCCGGACTGCAAGCCATTCCCCTTCTGAGGGCCGAGAAGGGAACGAAGCTCCGAGGGTGGTCCCGGTTCAGCCGGGAAACTGTTTCTCAGGAGGAAATGGACCGCTGGGTCGAGAGCGATCCGCACGGCAATGTCGGCGTGGTCATGGGACCCGCGTCGGGCGTGGTCTGCATCGACATCGACACGCAGGACACGACGGTCATCAACACCCTGCTGTCGATCCTGCCGCCCAGTCCGTGGAAGCGCATCGGCCAGAAGGGCATGGTGCTGGCATATCGCGCCCAGCCGGGGGTGAACGAGAAGAGCTTCCAGATCAAGTCCCGGTCGGGCGACCTGCTCGCCGAGTTCCTGTCCGAAGGCCGGCAGGTGGTGGTGCCGCCGAGCATCCACCCGGACACCAAGAACCCCTACATCGCCAACGCCGACCTCTACGACCCGAACGTCCTGGGCAACCTCTACTCGCTGCCGCCGGGCCTGGAGGGCCTGCTGCGGGGCGCGCTGGAGGAAGCCGGCATCTCACTGAGCGTGTCGGGGCACACGCGGATCACCGATTGGGTGAGCCAGGGCTCGCGCGACGTCCAGATGATCGCCGTGGCGGGGCTCTTCGTGTCGGGCGTGCTACGGAGCGAGATCACCTTCAAGGAGGCCATCGACCGCCTCGTTGCCTGGCACTCGTCCTGCCTGGAGAAGATCGCCGGCGACGACATCGACATCAACAAGGGCGTGCGGAGGATGGCCGAGTTCCTCATCCGCGACGTCACGGGGCCGAAGCAGAAGGGCCTCCCCATCGGATGGGACGACGGGCTCAGCGATGCCGAGCGTGAAGCGTTCGGCTTCACGATCTTCAGCGAGGCGCAGGAGATTTGGGACGGCCCGCGCATCAAGGCGTTCCTGAAGAACCTCTTCCTCGTGCATGACGTGGACACGGACGAGCGCGCCGCGGGGATCGAGCTTGCGCTCAACCGCATCGCGAAGTCCGACATGGACGCGATGGAGGAGGAAGCGATCATCCGCTACCTCATCCAGGCGGGCCAGCTCAACGTGATGCCCGGCACCGTGAAGTCGAAGGTCCGGAAGCTGCGCGCGGGCGGGATCGAGGGCACGGACCACAACCAGATCGCCGACGCTGCGCTGGCCGAGCTGACCGAGGGCGGACCGCTTGCGTGGACGGGCGGGAGCCTGTGGCGGTGGCGTGGCTCGCATTGGGAGCGCCAGGACGAGGGCGAAATCCTCCGGAAGATCGCGGAGGGCTACGGCCATCTTCCTGCGGCCCGGCGGCAGACGGACCATCAGGGCATCCTGAAGGTGATGCGGACGAAGGTCGCGCGCGAGCTGAAGCTCACGCAGCGCCACGGGGTCAACTTCGCGAACGGGTTCCTCACCGACGACCTGGAGCTGGTGGAGCACCATCCGGACGACGGCGCGACCTACACGCTGCCCTATCGGTGGACGCCGGACCTGGCCGACCTGAGCGTGAGCGGACGGCGGTTCCTGGGCTTCCTGGAGGACTGCTGGGGCGACAGCCGGGACTACGAGGAGAAGCTGCAATCGCTCCGCGAAGCCATCGCCATCACGCTGTTCGGGGTGGCGCCGAAGTTCGAGCGCGCGTTCTGCCTGCATGGGCCGCCGGCGTCGGGCAAGTCTCAGATGCTCCGCATCATCTCGGCGCTCATCCCAGGCGAGGTCTCGTGCGCGGTGCCGCCGAACGACTGGGGCGACAAGTTCATGCCCGCCCAGCTCTACGGCAAGCTGCTCAACCTGTGCGGCGAGCTGCCTGAGAAGAAGCTGATCGACGGGCAGCGGTTCAAGGAAATCGTTTCCGGCGAGCTGATCACGGCCCAGAACAAGCATCAGCAGCCGTTCAGGTTCAGGCCGTCCTGCTCGCATTGGTTCGCGACGAACCATATCCCCAAGACGAACGACATGTCTGCCGCGTTCAATCGGCGCTGGCTGATCCTGACGTTCGAGAAGACTGTGAGCGCGGACAAGAAGGTTCTCGATCTGGGCATCCAGATCGCGGCGGAAGAGCGAGAGGCGGTGGCGGCATGGGCGGTGGCGACGGTGAGGGACCTCATGCGGCGGAACGCCGTCACGATCCCGAACTCGCACGAGGAGAGGATCAGCGAGATCGCGCGGGCGAACAACAGCCTGCGGTGGTTCCTCCTCGACAGTGGGCGTGTGATCCGGGTGTATTCCGGCAAAGGATCGACCCCGCAGTCTATTCCCGAGCAGGAACTGTTCGACGCCTATTACAACTTCACGTTCGGGCTGGGGGGTGTGAAGCCTGTCTCCTTGAGTGGCTTTCGACACGCGATGCGGGAGCTTGGCTCCGAACTCGGCTTCCGGGTCAACGTGCAGATGGAGAGAGATGGGTCACAGACCTGCGCCTACGAGAACCTCACGTTGGTTGCGGGCGCGATGGGCAACATGCGGAGATCGAAGTAGACGACGTGGTTTTCGTCATGTTGGTGGGCAAGCGCGTGGTTGTGGAAGTGGAGACGGGGAAGGAGGTCTGGCTGGGTGCGTGAGATCCGGGAGATGCTGGTGATTGCGTATGTGCCGCCGGAGGTCTGGAGAGCGGCGCCGGTGCCCGTTGCGGCCGAGGACAGGGCGCTGCTGCGGGAGGCGCTGCTTGACCGGGGGTGGGAGGACTTCGACGGCGTGAGCGGCGACGAGTTCGTTGCTGCGATCTACGCAGCGCGCGCTGTGTCGGGAGATGGAGAAAGGCGGGCCGGGGGTGGCAGGGGCGATGTTGGGCTACATCTGGTCGGAGCTGAGTAAGCACGGCGTTAGGGACAAGATCGTGGTCAGGAAGTTCGGTCAGGAGGGAATAGTGATGGTTAAGGTATAAGAGATGCTGGAGGTATAGTCGGGAGAGAGGGGCGATCCTCGCACCCGCCGTCGAAACTGATCGTAATAAATGGTAGTACCCTTCAAGTCGTTGCGCTTGCGACATACTCGTTACTTGCGCGTTATTGACGACGGCCAATAAAGCCCAAATGAAAAATCGTATTTCCCCTCTCAAATAATCCTTGGGCCACATATACACCTGGCGCACCGTCCACCC